AAAAAAAATTTCAGCGTTTCCCAGTCGGATTTTTTCAAAGGGTGTGTTACTGCATTGCGTAGGGTGTACCGTTTTGCGTAGGGTGTACCGTTTGGCGTAGGGTGTACCGTTGCACCCTTGCACCCTTGAACCGTTGAATCATTGCACCGTTTTGCGTAGGGTGTTAAATTACCTGCAACGCATAAAAACAATTTACCTAAATAAAGGCACACAAACGCACCCACAAACGCTTTGAATTTTTGCCAAGGGTAAAGGGTAAAAGATCAAATTAGAGCATAAAAAAAGGGTGCTGAAAGCACCCTTGAAAGATCGTATAATTTTGACCTTAGATTTCTATACCTTTAGCAATAAGTCGTATTGTTTCATCACTCAAAAAGCTAGTGAGTACAGGTGAAGCCAAGGGTGAATTGTTGATGTGTTTTACAAGTGCTTTTAATGCTTCTGTCTTAACTTGTATAAGGTCTTGATCAACCGTTTGACCATCTACTATGGTTTCGTATTCATTAACATTGTATTCAATATTGTAAAAGCCATTGTCTTTCACTCTATCGTTAAGCCATTTGCAAATAATATATGCATCAGTAGAGAAAGGAACAACTTCACCTTTATCTCTACGAATTAGCTTAAGAGTTAAAAACAGATTATACAAACCTTGCATTGTATTTCTACTATATGGATTAGGTGCTTCTACTTTTTGACCTTTAGAGGCTTTGCTTGTTATCATATCGCACAAAGAACACCAACCGACAATCTTTGAGAAGTCCAATGTAGAATTGAAATGTCTAAATTCAATCGTTCCACTTGAGTGATAATTTCTCAAATTCAATTTGTGATATTTGATAGACTCACCGTTATTTGAACCTTGAAAGCTAATGTTCGCACCTGTGTTTGTGTTAGCACCGTTTACAAGGGTGTTAGGTAGGTTTTCTGTAGTCGTGCAATACCTTGCACCTCTTCCTCTTCTTGAGGGTGATACAAGGCAATCTAGTGTTTTTTCATATCGCTTGTAAAAGTTAAGAGCATTTCTCAAATTCTTGGCGTTGAAATCCTTTGCATCTATATGCATATGCAAGCCACAGGTGCTGTTCACTTTAGATTCGTGAGCATTTAAAACGGTTGTCAAATCGTCTATATGCTTAAAGAATTCATTACTATGCAATGGCTTTGTCACAAACTCTTTGCCAATGTAGTTAGAAGGTATGCTTTGTGATCTTTCAAGTGATCCATCAGTAGTGATGATGAAATCATATTTAAAAGGATCTGTTCGCATTTGGTATTTTGCGTCCTCATATCCAAGATTTGCAACTTTGTGACCTAACTCTTCAAGATCGTTGGTGATTTGTTCTAATTTAGTGCGATCAATGAAGCACTCAATTTCCAAACCTTTTGTTCGGTCATTTAATAGATTGTTTGCTATGCCCTGTGCTTGTTCCTGTGTGATCATTTGGAAGCCTTTCTGTTAAGGTTGAAGGGTAATGTATGAGAAGCTTTAAGAGCTTCAAAAAGTACGGTTTGAATTTCAACCATACCTTGAGGCGTGAATTTGATATTGATATTTTTATTGTTCATACAATTAATGCATCAAAAACGGTCACCCTTTGCAAGTATATTGTTACCCTTTTTTTACCCTACTAAATAAGACGGTCACCCATTGTTTAAAAGACGGTCACCAATGCACTCAAAATGGGTCACCCTTTCTAAGGAAAAACGGTCACTCATAGTACAAAAAACGGTCACCCATTAGAAGGCATTTCTTGATTTAGCCACACCATAGCCAACACGACCAAAATCAGCGACAGGTCGGCAGCACGCATAGGTCCTGGCCCCGACTGGCATGGGGGGAGGGGGTCAAATTTCTGAGGGTGCGTCAATATTCCTATCCATAAATCAGCCCATAAAAAATTAGCAAGCTCAAGGGCCAATATACGCAACAGGGGTTGACATTTTGCCTATGACTAAATACAAATCCCTATATACTATATGTTGTATATATGTATGGTATAGGTGTTGCAAATCTGCAACAGGTGTTTTGCAATATTGCAGCAGGGTTATGACAGAAAAAGACGAGCTACAGGACGAGATTAAGGCAGCTATAGCAGAAGTTGCCAAGGATAAGGAGTTACTAAAGGTTAAAAGCCTATCTAGGTACAACCCTGAGAGGGTCGCCAAGGTGTTATATTTGTATTCTATAGGAGTTTCGCAGACATCTATAGTCCGAAAGTATGATATACCTAGACCTGTAGTCATAGGAATCCTAGTTGACTATGCAGATTACAAGGATAAATTCAGAGAAATGGGTGGTAAGCTATCTGCTAGGTCATATGTAAACCTAGAAAGCCTAGAAGAAGATGTAGTACAGTCCGTAAGGGAAAGGATACAGACTGGCGAATATGAGCCTACACCCAAAGATATTAAAGAAATCAGTATAGCTAAGTCTAATTCTGCAAGGCAGGCATTAACTGCTAGGGGAGAAGCTAGTGCCATTACTGAAAGTAGAAATGTAGTTACACCTGAAGACTACAATGATACAATTAAGGCAGCAGAAGCTAGGATTAAACAAATTAAAGAAGCGGAGGTAATAGATGGCGAAGTGCAGGAACACAATGACTGATCATGAAGAAGAAGCATTTGAGAAAGCTTCATCAATAATGTCTGAACATTTTGGCAATTTTGCCATTATATGCATGGACTCTGATGATGCACTTAAATATGACTATACTAATTATATTATAGGAAAGGCATTAATCAGAGAAACCTTATCTGAAATGAACAAAGATGACTTAGACATAATATGGGATGTAGAGGAGTCCAATGTTGAAGAAGAAGACGAAGAGTAGTGGAAATTGCATTTACAAATCATCCTATAATAAAGCCTCCTACTGATGAAGAGATAGTATTGCTAGGCAAAAATGACCCTAAGTTACTAGAGGAACTGCATAGGGTACACGAAGGTAGGATACAAGCAAGTATAGATGATCCATTAAAGTTTGGGTTCAATCTTGCAGGTTGGGAAAGAATGCAAAGAGGTTTAGAGTCTGAGAATGAATGCTTGGTACTAGGAGGTAACCGTAGTGGTAAAACCACAGGTTGTGCTAAACTGTTAATGCAAGCAGTAACTGAGTCTAGAGATGGTCATTTAGTTTGTTTTAGCCAAAATGCAGATACATCTGTTAAGGTGCAGCAGGCTGCTATATGGGAAATGATGCCTAAGGAGTTCAAGAAAAAGACAAAGAGTATAGAAGGATACATTAATTATTCTATGCAAAATGGTTTTACAGGTAGTAGTTTTATTTTCCCTGATACTAGAACTAGAGTAGATTTCAAGACCTATACACAGTTTACTAACAATCAGACTATTGTAGAGGGTTTTGAGTTCGGCTTCAAAAACCCTACAGGGTTGAATATAGGGGCATGGTTAGATGAATACCTAGGTGATGCTGCATTGGTAAATACACTTAGATTTCGTCTTGCTACTAGAAACTCAAAGTTACTTATAGGATTTACACCGATTGATGGATATACACCTTTTATATCTGAGTACCTCAAGGGTGCAGAAACAACAAAAAACAGAGAAGCTAGTCTACTAAATAATGAATTAGTACCTATAGAGCAATACAGTCCCGCTAGGGATGCATCTATATGTTACCTGCATTCAGATGAAAATCCGTTTGGTGGATATGAACGAATAGCAAAGGACTTGAAAAACAGACCTGAAGACGAAATCAAAGTTCGTGCCTATGGTCTGCCTGTTAAATCAATGACAAGTCTGTTACCATTATTTAATACAGAAGTAAATGTACTATCTCAAACAAAAAACAAATACGGAATGCAATTTCCGGATATTACCAATAAGCAACGATATAGTTGTTATCAAGTGGTCGACCCTGCCGGAGCTAGAAACTATGTTTCAATCTGGGCAGCGGTGGATAAGGAAGGTAGAGTTTTTATACGGAGAGAGTGGCCCGACAGAAATACATATGGAGAGTGGGCTATGTATGGTGATCCGAAGTGGAGATACGGTCCTGCATCTAAAAAACTCGGATACAATGTTAAAGGATACGCTGAGTTGTTTAGAGAAATTGAAGAAGAACTTGAAATAGAAGTTTTTGAAAGAATAGGTGACTCAAGATATTTTGCTAGAGAAAATGAAGACAATGATGATTTGTTTACATCTTTCTATGATTACGATATGAACTTTGTGCCATCCGATGGTAGAGGTGAAGATATGGGTATATCTGCATTAGATGATTGGTTCAGCTATAATCCTAATACAGAAATAGATTCTGCCAATAGTCCATTATGCTTTGTGCACGAAGACTGCGGAAACCTAATAGAATCTTTAATAAACTACAATGCAAAAGGAAAATCTGACGAAGCACTAAAAGACTTTTTTGATGTAATCAGGTATCTTCGTATGATAAACGGAGGTGAAGGGCCTGATCATGTACAAACTAAAGATATGCAAACAACATTAACAAACACAGGAGGCTACTAATGCCAAAACGAAAACTAACAGAAATTGCCAATGACTTTGAGATTTCATTTGAAAAAGCTCAAGACATTGTAACTAACAATCTAGAAGAAGACATGGTAACAGGTCGTGGAAAAGGCACTTGGATCAACGATGCAGGTCAAAAGATATTTGATGACTTAATACCTATTACAGTAATATACAGAGGTCAAGCCTTGTCCCTTGCCCCTAACCCAAACTATATAATGGTATATATAAAGGAACTAGCTAAGAAAGTTCCTGTTAAAGCACCAATCAGATATTCAAGGGGTTTAGTCGGTAAATTTGTACAGGTAGAAGCGGATAACAAAGGACCTGAACCTGTATATATCTGGAGACGCACTAAATGGTCGGATAACACTTGATACATCTGATAGAATATATACAAAATGGACAACGAAAAAACCTCTGAGTCTCTAACCTTTGCAAAGAAAGAACCGGATGTAGGCACATTACGCTATGCATACGAACAAACTGTAACTGAGTTAGAGCATTATTTTGACTTATGCCGATCATCTTACGATGAAAGACGCAACTACTGGGCAGGCAAAAGCCGTGACCATAGAAAACATGGAGCAGATGCTTTTCCTTGGGAAGGTGCATCTGATGTAGAGTCCCATGTTATCGATGAAAGAATAACTAGACTTGTATCTATGTTTATGAGTGCACTTAATCGATCTAATATTAAGGCATTTCCTGTAGGAGTTAAGGATGTAGGTAGAGCAAAGGTTGTTTCAGGGTTTTTAAAATGGATGGTATCAAGTGGATACATTCCTAGATTCAAAAAAGAAATGGAACTAGGTGCTAATTATTTACTAGAGCGTGGTATTTTAATTACATATGTAGGTTGGATGAAAGAAGATCGGACATTTTTGCAAAAAATGAGTCTAGATCAATTGGCTTCAATATCTCCTGATTTAGTACAGTCTATAGTAGATTCAACTGATGATGATTTAATTACAGAAATGTTACAGATTAGTCTTAACATTACAACTAAGAGAGCAAAGGAAGCATTGTTGTCATTGAGAAAAACGGGAGAAGCAGAAATACCTGTAGTAAAAAGACAGATAGATGCACCTGAAGTAAAAACTCTTGCACCCGATGGAGACTTTTTCTTTCCTCCATATGTAACAGACCCACAGAGAGCACCGTATTGTTTTTATAAAACATACTATACTCCTCAAGAACTAAAGAATAAAGTAGTAACTGACGGATGGAGTGAAGATTTTGTTGATTATGTTATAGAAAGATATAGAGGAGTAAATACAGATTCAATTGAAAATGAACAAGAAGGCAGAAGAAGCCTTAGTTTAACTGACAATGCATACGAAGCTGAAGAGTTAGTTGAGATAGTTCATGCTTATCAAAGATTGATCTATGAAGATGATGGATCAGAAGGTATATACGAAACTATATTCCACAAAGAATTTAGTGGCAATGAGTTTGCTCCAGGCTATGCTAAGTTTGAGTTAATGAATGGATACGAAGATTATCCTGTAGTTGTAACTAAATTATCCGAAGATAGTAAAAGACTTTATGATACTACAACTGTTCCTGATCTACTCAGGGGAATACAAAACCAAGTTAAAGTAGAGCGAGATTCTCGAATAGACAGGAATAGTTTATCAACTTTACCACCATTGTTGCACCCAATAGGTCAAGCACCTACTGATTGGGGCCCAGGTCGAAGAATACCATACAGAAGAAAAGATGATTATCACTTTGCCGATGTACCTGGATACAATGCAGGTTCAGTAGAACTTGAAGATACAATGCTTAATCAAGCAGACAGGTTAGTTGGTTTAGATGAAACATCTCAAATTAGCCAAGTTCGCAAGCAGTTTTTGGCAGATAAGTTTTTGCAGCACAATGCAGATGTAATAAAAATGTGCTTTAAGTGCTTTCAAAGATTTGGCCCTGAGGAAATATTCTTCCAAGTTACAGGTGTACCTGATTCATTACAGATGACAAAGGGCGACCCCAATGAAAACTTTGATATAACAATTAATTACGATGTGTTAAACAACGATCCTGAAAAGCAAGAAGCTAAATTACAACAACTTGTTAATTTAACTCAAATGGATGCTAGTGGACGGATTAACATGCAAGGGTTATTGGATGCAATGGTGAATGCTATTGATCCTGTCTTAGCTGATGCCATCTTACAACCTGCAGAAGATTCCGCAGAACAAGTACAGAAAGATGTCACAGGTGACTTAGCTAAGATATTTGCAGGTATAGAAATGCCAGCTAGACCAAATGGTTCTCAAGTCGCAATGCAAATTATAGAACAGTATGTACAACAACCTGATATTATGCAGAGAATGCAATCAGATGAAGCATTTGGTCAAAGAATGCAAAAGTACATACAACAATATCAGTTTGCAATGCAACAAATGCAGAACGCACAAATTGGTCGCATAGGTACTGCACCTGCTCAAATGGGATCGGTAAACACACAAAACATGCAACAATAATGCAATTTTCATTTGAAGAAGACATTAAGGCTTTAAGTAATCACGAATCCTTCGCAAGATTTCTTGAGACCATTTATTCACTCAGAGAAGAAGCTATTGCTTCTTTGCACAAGTGCTCAACAGAAGAAATGCAACAAGTATCAGGAATGATATTATGCTACGACCAAATCTTGCAAATGGCAAATTGGAATCAGATACAGTTGCAACATAGCGATAGACTAAGGGGGCACTTGTAGGTAGTGCTATAATACTTTTATCGGCATCTCTCCAGCCGCAAAGGAGTGGACAAAATTATGAATAGTGAAATCAATACTGGTAACTCCGAGCCAGCAACTAATTCGGTGGACAATACAATTACAACTTCTGATTTTATAAACAGTCGTTCTCAACCAAAGGAAGTTCAAGAAGAACCTACGCAAGTTGGGCAACCAGTGGAAACTACTGAAGTAGCAAAAGAACCGGAACAAGAGAGCCCGGAACAAGTAACTACTGAAGAAACATCCGCAGATGTTCTTTCACATGTAGATTTAGACAATATGTCTGAATTAGAATTAAAGGAAATGGGTCAAAAGCTAGGGACTAAAGCAGTTGCTAGATTTGGTGAACTTACTGCTAGACGAAAACAAGCTGAAGAGCGTATGCAAGTTATGGAGCAAGAGTTACAACAACTCAAGCAAAGTAATACAAAAACCGCTCCTAAAGTTAAGGACAACCCATTAGCTAAAGTTAAAACAGTTAACGAATTACAAAAGCATCAAAATGCAGCACAGGAAGTTATTGAATGGGCTGAAGATTTGCTTGATAAGCACGAAGATAGTTCTGCTACATCAGTAATTACAAATGTTAACAATAAAGAAATGACTAAAGCTGATGTCAAAAAACATTTACGACATTCTAGAAATGTAGTAAATAAGTATGTTCCTGCACAAGTAGCTTCGTTACAACGCAGATCAAGTCTTGTAAATCAAGCAGCATCTTATAAAAGAAAAGCTCTTGAAGAGTTTGATTGGATCAAAGATGAAAAAAATGATACAACCAAAAAATACTCTGCAATGCTTAATGATAAAAGATTATCATCTCTACAGAGAACCAATCCTGAATTAAGCACACAGATGCCTTATATTCTAGCTCATGCAGCTAACAGTATGTACGGAAGAAAAACCGTTGATGCTACTAAAGCACCAATGACTCCTCCTAAACCTGTCGGTGGCAATGCAGCTACATCAGAAAGAAAACCGTCTAACCGAACTGCTATGCAGAAAGAAGTTAGTCAACAGTTTAAATCATCAGGCAACATTAATGATTTCATAGCTCTCAGAACCTTACAAAAATCTTAAAATTATAAATTATTATGTCATTTTCAAATACATTTGACACCACAAATACAGGTTCTGCCGTTTCTAATCGTGAAGATTTGACAGATGTCTTAACAATCCTTGCACCTGAAGAAACTCCAGTCCTTTCCTCCGCCAGCAAACAAAAAGCTAACGCTACATTTGCTGAGTGGACAGTTGATAAATTAGCCGATCCTGTAACTACAGGTATCGATGAAGGAGCAGATGTCACCGCATTTACAGACAAATTTGCATCTCGTGCTCGTCTTGGTAACTATATTCAAAAGTTCCGTAGAGACTACATGGTATCAGATTTGCAAGAATCAGTTGAATCAGTTGGTCCTGCTAAAATTGCACAAGCTGAAGCTAAAGCTATTCGTGAGCTAAAGCGTGATGTTGAAGCTACATTAGTTAGCAGCAATGATCGCAATGCAGAAAACGGTGCTGGTCAGCCTTACACTATGCGTGGACTTGGTAAGTTCATTGAGTCTGCTGCTAATACAGGTGGTGCTGGTGCACCTGCTGATATTCCTGCAGATTACTTAACACCTGCCGCTTCTATTAGTGCAGCTGGTGCAGCAATTACAGAAACTCAGTTTAATACAGTTATTCGTTCAATCTACGAGCAAGTTGGTACTACACAGAACCTTACACTTGTAGCTGATACTAACTTACGCACAAGAATCGCAGACTTTGCTCGCTTAGATGCAGCAACAGACGCTGGTGCTAATATGCGTAATGTTAATTACGATGGTAATAACTCTACTATTAAACTATCTGTTGAAATCTATCAATCAGATTTCGGTACAGTTTCTATCGTTAACAGTAATCCAAAATGTTCTGCAGATACTGCAAACTTAGATCAAGGTTTCTTCGTAAACCCTGAGTACTATGGTATTCATGATCTAATCCCAATGGGCTCAACTCGTCTACCTAACTTAGGTGGTGGTGAGCGTGGTTTCGTGGATTGTGCTCTTACATTAGGAGTATACCACCCTGCAGCACACGGTAAAATCGTTGGATAATACAAAGGAGTAAAATATTATGTCAAAATTAACAGTAAATCAAGCAGGTAATTCTACCTTTACTCACGCTTACACAGTAGACTATTCAGATTTTTCTAAAGAGTCCGCTGGTACACTTGCAGATAGTGCAACAAAATCATTTGATTATGTTATACCTGCAGGTGCTATTGTCCAAAAAGTTGCGTTTAAATTAAACACGGCTTTTGATGATAGTGGAGCTGGTTCACAATTAACTATTACTATTGGTGACGATGATACCGCAGCAGGTTACATCGGAGCTGCACAGATTCATGTTGACTCAACTGAAGTAACTTATGCCTACAATGATGGGTCATACTTTACAGTTGGATCAGATGCGAATACTGCAAATGGTAAGTTATACACAACTGCAGGTAAAGAGTTTAAATTACTCTTTACTCCAGCAAGTGGTGGAACTGCGTATTCATTAAACGAACTAACTCAAGGAAGCATTACTGTTTTCTTCGAGATGGCAGAACTTTAATTCTCATTTCAGGTTTGGGGGCGAAAGCCCCCTGCCTTTTATTTATGACCGATATAATTACAAATATTCCAAGAAGCTTTACAGATGGTGAAGTAGATGCTGCATTTATGAAAGAAATCTTAACAGGTTTTGAGATTGAACGCAGGACTGAAGAGCAACGAGTAGATCGTGCTAGACTAGAAGCAAAAGAACATGTAGGTAAAACTCACCCTGTATTTGGGAAATGCGTAGCTACTATTCCAGCAAGAGAATATTTTAGATTAACCAACATGTACGGTGATGAAGAAGTTAAATCAAAAGAATTTTTACAATACTTTAACAAGAATTTTAAGGACTTGAGTCCTAACAAAGCGTAATGCAAAACAGAACATACGGAGATTTATATAAATTAATCCAATCTTTATGTGGAGTATTAAAATTTGCTCCACAAGAAGAAGATGATATTGCCAACTTTATTAATCGTAGGCTTAATTCTGCTTACAATGCTTCACAAGCTTGGCCCAGGTATTTAGTTACAGGTGAAGAAAGAAGAGTATCATCTTTTACTGCTTCAGGAGTAAGCCCAACAGGGTATTTGTCTGCTTTTTTTGCTGGTAATTATTATCTTTACGGAAAAGAAAGTAACGGAAATCCTGTTTATTTAGAAATGAACAAAACTCCAGGTACAGGGAGTATAAATACTCAAGCTTTCAGAAAACTTACTGATGGTAGGTGGATTTGCCAAGGAGGTACTTTTTCAAAAGATGTAGGTACTAATGTAGTAACATATACTGCTTTTAGTGCCCTTGCTATTCAAAGAGATGCAGATTTAAGATATGATAATGTTTGGGATGTAGTATGGCAACAAATAGATAGTCAATCTTTATTGCAATTAGAACAAGATCAATTAGTTCCATTTGATGACATACTTGATATTTATACAAATTCCGATCCTGTAATCAGTAGAAATACTATTAATGAATTTATAAAAATTCACAAAACAAAACCAATGTATAACAGGTCAGCAGTAGAGTACGATTTTTATGTAGATAAAGATGGTGCTCATATTTTAAATATGTCTCCTAATTCAGACAAGGTATTTGTTACATACAAAAAAGCATTAGATTTATTTACTACAAATTCTAATTATAAGGATTCAACTGAAGAAGTACCTCAAGAATTTTTTGCATATTTAGCACACGCTACATATGCTGATTTCCTAACAATGGATGGTCAGACAAGCAAAGCAATTATAGAACAAGATCGAGCAAATGAGCTACTTACACACGAGCTTGAAAAGGTTGATATAATAAGTAATAATCAATTTCCAGTAACTAAATTTTCAACATATGTCAATAGACAAGCAAGATAATGAACTCAAGAACAACTAACTTATATCCAAAAATTAATCCAAGTGTTACGGCTATGAAAATGTTGTCTGTTGGCGGCTCAGTAGTGAAGTTAACAGATGGCTATACATTCGATGAAAAAACTAGATATATATCACTAGATGTACAAGATAATGATGTATATGTAGCTTATCACGATGCTACACCAAGTAATACAGTAGGACACATATTATATGCAGGTAATTCTTATACTTGGGATGTAGATACTGCTAAAGCAGCTTCATTTATTCAAGTAGGTGGAGCAGCAATAATCGCAGCATCTCAATTTACTGATTAATGTCAATTACTACACAGGTATCACCTAATATTCTTAACGGTATATTAGCTGCAGGATGGAATGGACTCAGAGGCAGACCAGGTGGTGATAATAGATTAATACCTAGTATTCCGGGAAATGCTTTGGATAATCCTACATTTGATGTAGCAGCATCTCCACCATTTGGAAATGCTTGGAATGGTGTAGTGTATTTCAATAAGTGGTCTCACTTTGGGCAATTGTTTACTTCGGACTTTGATTTTAAAACATATGTAGGTAATTCATTTAATGCAAATTTTCCTCCATTTAAGGATTTAGGTGGTGGTTCTTTAGATGATCAGCCCAAAGTATTAAAGTTATTTGGTGCAGGTACAAACTTTCCTGACAATACTTCTAAGACAAATGTTGATAATGCTAGAAGCTTTCCACTAAGTGGTATGTCATTTACTGCTACTCCAGGAACTTATCCAGATAGTGGCACATGGACAAGACAGGGATGGTCACAGGGTGTAGCAGTACCAGATAGTGCTACTACAGTTACATTCGGTGCATATGTTAGGATACCTAGTGATGACCAACTTAGAGATTTAAATGTAGTAGGTTGTTACATTAATCAAAACACAGGTAGTAGCAATTATGTAAATGCTATGTATATCAAAGAAGATGGTCAGTTGTTTAGTTTTCACACAGGTACAGGAAATGCAAACCATTGGTCTGGATTAGGTGATGATATAACAGCAAGTAGCAATACAGAGTACCCTGTTCGATATAATAATTCTTCGACAATTCAAAGTATAACACCTTATTTTCAGTCAGAGTTTGCACAATTTAAGAAAATAGAGAAAACAGTTACTCTTCAAGGAGGATCAAATAGAAGACTTACATTTGAAATGTTTTTTGGAGAAAATCAAAGTTACTTAACACCTGTGAGCACAGGAACACCAAGTGGTGCAGGACTTTTTTATAACCCTTTTGTTACATATGCCTAATGGACGATTTAATAAATAGACTTTCACTTTCACTTATAGGTGTATTTGCATCTTGGGGATTAATGGATTTTAGTTTAGTGCTTGCATGCATAGCATCAGTTGCTACTATTATCAATGCCACTCTTGGTATTTTAGAAATCCTGAAAAAGTAAAAATGATAGATAATTCTTTTGTAATAGTATCTTGCCATTACAATTCCAGTAAATTTTTTAAAAAATGTTATGAATCTTGCATAAACCAAGATGATGATGATTTAGGAATTATTTTTATAGATGACAATTCTTCGTATTTAGACAGAAAAGCATTTTTGGATACCTTTGATGGATTGGAAAAAATAGGAAGAAATTATTTTAGTAAAACAATAAATGGTAAAAATATTTTAGTGCTACTGAATGACGAAAGAACAAGATCGGCTGCACTTAATCAATACTTAGCTATAAAGCATTTTGTAAAAAACCCTGATGCACTTTGTGGTATAGTAGATGCAGATGATTATCTGTATTCCAATGCAATAAAAAAAGTTAGAAAAGAAATAGGTGATAATTGGATGTTTTGTTCAAACAATGATAAAAAATCAATTATACCAAATTTTAAGAAAAACATAAGAAAACAACCTTGGAGTATAGAGCATTTCAGGGGTTGGAAGAAAAAATTATCTGATTTAGTTAGATTACATAGTTTTTTTAGAGATGACAAAATTATAGGAGCAGGTAGCGATTTAGCTTATATTTATCCAATGATGGAAATGGCGGGGCCTGATAAAATCAAACATATAGACAAATGTTTATATGATTATAATTACAAGAACCCTATAAATGATTTTTGTGTAAATTTAGCTGAACAATGCAGTTCTAAGCGTCATCAAAAAACTGTAGACCAATATGATAAAATAGATGTATTATGACACCGGAAACAGTAAGTTTATTTTTAGGTAGTGCCTTAGGTAGTGTTAGCAAACTAATCGGAACAATGATTGGTGCTAGTATTGATTTAAATAAAGCCAATGTAGAAGGCATGGTTACAAAACAAAAAGCAGCAGATAACAGTCACGACAAAGCAGCTAACCGTGGTGGAGAATGGACAAGAAGGTTTATTGTAGTAACTGTGTTATTTGCAGTAGTAATTGCTCCATTTTTATTAGCACACAGTCCTGAGGGAATTACAGTAGGACAAGAAACGAGTTATTTATTTGGATTAATAAATGGAATTAAATATGAGACTTTATCAGGTTATTTAATATTACCTGAAATTAGACAAACAATACTTGCCATTGTAGGATTTTACTTTGGCTCATCACAAATCAAATAGGAGGTAATTATGCCATACGGAAAAGGTACATATGGAAAAAAAGTCGGAAGACCATCAAAGGCTACTAAAGCTAAAGGTCGTGCAATGATGCGAAAGGGTAAAAAATAATGGCTTCACCAAAGAAGAAGACAACTAGTAAAGCTACTGTAGCTTCTCTATCTAAGCGATTAGATAAGCTAGAAGGCATGCTATCTAAAAGATCGCAAGGAGCTACCCCTAGAAAGCAACCTATGCAAAGTCCAAGAGGGCAAATGGCTCAAGCACCTAGGATGTCTCAAAGGACACCTATGCAAGGTCCACAAGGTCCAGGAGGTATGAGAAATGCATAAAGAAGGATGTTGTGCAAAATGCATGGGTGCAAAGGAAAGACCCAATGTCATTAATACTAAACGAAAGAAAGTATAATGGGAAAGGGAATGACACCCAAAAAAGGGTACAATCAAAAAAAGTACGAAGAAAACTACGATAGTATATTTAGAAAGAAAAAAAATGGCAAAACTATGTGCAAGAGGTAAAGCTGCGGCTAAAAGAAAATACGATGTATATCCATCAGCTTATGCTAACAGTTATGCAGTTCGTGTATGCAAAGGGCAAGTAAAAGGCCCAGGAGGCAAAAAGAAAACTGCAAGTGGTTATACTAGGAAAAGTGTATGAGTCTAAAAAGATGGCATCAAGAAAAGTGGGTTGATGTAAAAACAGGAAAACCCTGTGGCAGAAAGTCTGCTAAAAGCAGCAAAAGATCATATCCAGCCTGTAGACCTTCAAAAAGAGTTTCTTCAAAAACGCCTAAGACATCTTCTGAAATGTCTTCATCTGAAAAATCAAAATTCAAAAGAACTAAAACTAGCAGTAAAAGAATACCGTATTCACATAAAAGAAAAAACGCATGAGAAAAACATTACTATCAGTAGCAAAAAAACTAGAAAAAGCTAGTAAAGCCCACGCAGGACAAGCTAAAACACTCAGAAAGTTAATTAAAAATGGCAGATAAACCTATTAGAAAAACTACAGGACAGGGTGGTAATTATAGATCAACCAAAAGTGGAGCAGGTATGACTAAAAAGGGCGTAGCTGCTTATCGTAGAGCAAACCCGGGTTCAAAACTAAAAACTGCAGTTACAGGAAAAGTAAAGCCTGGTAGTAAATCAGCTAAAAGAAGAAAGTCGTATTGTGCTAGGTCTGCAGGTCAGTTAAAAAACAGTTCTGCAAAAACTAGAAATGATCCAAACTCAAGGATTAGGCAAGCTAGAAGAAGGTGGAAGTGCTAAATGAGATATAATGAATACGGAGAGCACGATGAGCAATATTTAGAAGCAGTAGAAACTGTTTTCGATGGCTTTAATACAAGAACAAGAAGTGATGCTTTAGCATCTGGAACTTTACAGTTATCTCAGAACTTTAGGTTTGATCGTGCAGGAACTGCAAGAGTTCGTGATAGTATAACATTAAAATCTGCACCATTAGCATTAGATGATAATACTGCTTTTTCTTTACCATTTTATGCTTATGGGTTACCTAATGATAACACTACTACATCAAACAACATAGCTACAACTAGTATTGCTTTTACAGGACCCTCTCCATCTGTTACATTACGGTTTACAATGGACGCTGCTGACAATTTTTTTGTTGCAGATACATTGGTATTTATAGGTGCAATTACAGGATTAACAGGTTATACTTCAGGCAATTATAGAATTTCAGCAAAATCAAGTACTACTATAGATGTAGTAATTGCAGGCATAGGAGGTACTCCAAGTGGCAATACTACATTAGGTGCACCTAGGTTACAGGATGCATTTGTAACAAGAGTTTATGGTTCTTGCGTATTTGCAGACCCAAAAAATGAAGGAGAACAATATATAGTTTTAGCAGGCAATGCTAATGCAGCAGCCGTAAAAATATCAGACGGAACTACAACAAATATTACATATGATAGTGGTTCTATATTTATAGGCGAAAATGTGACACTTATACAGGCTTTAAACAAGGTTTACTTGTTTAGGAAGGGTCAGACCACCCTTGAGTGGAATCAAGTCCTTACAGGCAGCCCTAACTTCACTAAAGTGCCCAATGGTGCTTATTCGCAACCTACCGAACTTGCTACCGCTAGTAATACAGTAGTTGCAGACGGAAAAGTTACTGTTTCTGAAACAGGTCATTTATTAGAAACAGGAAATAATGTAGTAGTTATAGAATCGGCTCACGATGGATTAACAGTAGGAGAAACTTTTAGAATAACAAAAGTTGATGCCAATAGTTTTTTCTTTTATGCTAATATAGATGATAAAGCTGCACACAGTAATAAGTATATAGGTAGAGTTTCCGATGGTGGTGGGTTTATACATAGTCCTGCACCTGAGTTTGGTATATTGCACCAAGATAGGTTAATTGTACCCTATGCATATACATCAGATAGTAGTCCTGCGAAAAGGGATCAAGTTGATGAAATACTAATGTCTGAAGCATTTTTCCCTGATCAGTTTGATCCTATATTTGGATTTGGTAGATTATTTCCAGGAACAGATGATAAGGTTATGGGACTTTTTTCTTTTGCTCAAGATAATTTAATTGCCTTTAATAGAAATAGTATTTTTTTATTTAAGGAAACCGCAAGTTTGCCTGCAAAGAAAGAACTAGTAACCCAAGAACTAGGTTTAGTTGCTAGAAATACTGTAGCACAAGTAGGTAATCAAATTATATTTTTGTCAGACAATGGAGTATACGGTGTTAGTTTCCAAGATTTATACAATCTTCGTGGTAATGATGTTCCATTAAGTGAGCCTATACAAAATATATTTGATGATATAAATAAAGACCAATGGGATCGGTCAGTAGGTATTTATTTTGATAATAGATATTACTTAGCAATACCTTTAGGTGGAAATGGGGAGTTATCTAATTTTCAATCAGAAGCTAATAACAACTGTATATTAATATTTAACTTTTTAAATAAAAAATGGGAAAGTGTAGACAATGTAGGAAGAGTAGCTAGAGACGGAACAAGTATTTCTTGGGATATACAAAACTTATTAGTTGCAGGTGAAGGTAATGATCGTGCAGTATACGCAATTAACAGTTTAGGTGGCATTCATAAAATTGATGGATCAGGTACTACTAGTGATGATAACTTAGTAACAAGGATTGGTTCAAGTACGCAATCAGTACCTTTTATTCCTATTTTAAGAACTAGACAATTTAACTTTCAGAAAAGTCAAAGAAAGAAATGGAATGAATTTGAATTGCAAGTAGAGTCTAACGATAGTCTTTCTAGCGATTTAAGTATTGTTGTAACAACTGAAAATAATGACAATGTTTTACAGTTAGGTAATTTATCAGATTATATTACTACATCAGGAGGTTCGCTATCTGCAAAAGAAGAGGTTTCCATCCGTGGTAGAATAGGTAATGCAAGGGCATATGGATTAGACGCAAAATTTATCGTAACTTCAGGTAAACCTAGAATAAAATTATTTAAGGTTACAGGTGGTTTATCATTTAACTCAACACAACCAGCAATATAATGGCAGGAATCGAAACAAGTCAAACATTCGCAAATAATGATCAAGTAACGGCAGCAAGCCTTAATGGAATCATTACTAATTCTAAATTAAACACTAGTGCAGTAGATGGTGACGGATCAACTACCGGTACTATTCATGTAAATGCTAGTGGTGTTTTATCAGTTGGAGCTATAAATACAACAAATATTAACGACAATCAAGTTACATTGGCTAAAATGGCACAATTGGCTGACGGTAAAGTCATAGGTAACGCTTCAGGTAGTACTGCAGACCCAGCTGCTACAAGTATAGTTATGACCACTTCAGCAGGTGATACAAATGGTTTATTGTTTGATAATGACGATATGCTTGACAATGATGATACTGCAGGTGGTTCAGCTACTAGAGGAGCTACTCAGCAGTCTATTAAAACATACATAGACTCAGATGCAGTAAAATTAGCAGGATTTACTCCTTCTGAAGTAGTAGGTGGTTCTACAAATGGAATAGGAGCAAGGCACGAAACAATTGCATTGCCCAATGGATTAGTTATGAAAGTAGGAGCTTTAGCCCCTGCCGATGCTGCTGATACAACAACAACCGTAGACTTTAGTGCGTTAGCAGATGGTGCAGACTTTAGTACTGCAGTATATTGTGCTACAGTAACATGGGAGAAAACAGGTGCATTTGCTGCAGGTTCGTTAGCTTATGTAGATACCTTGGATAAGTCTCAGTTGATCATTGATCATACTGCAGGTCCTACTCTTTTGCACTATGTAGTTTACGGTAGATAATGGCTATAGTAAGGGGCAGAAAGTCAGGAGTAGATGCAGATGTACCTATTTCTGATGAAATATACGAATTACCTGATGTACAGGTAATAGGAACTCGCTTTGACCCTAATGACTTAGATGATATTGATTTAAGTCAAAGCACCGTTGATTACATCTTGCAATCCGGTGATAGTAGAACGCAATATGGTAAATTTGCACAACACCTTCTTGATCAAACAGGTGCAGTAAGTGGTTGGACAATTGCAGAGCACGATAAAACAAATGCAATGATCAATGTTTGGGAAAGTGCATTTAACAGAGTTTTTGGCACAGATTACGATTTACCTAATGTTCCTAATGTAGCTGAAATGGTAGGTGATGTTTTAAGAAAATTTGTTGTTAACGAAAATGGTGATCCTGTAGAATTGCCAGCTGCAGTCAAAGTAAACTATCAATTAAAAAATGATAATTTAGGAAAGGATTTTGTTTCAAATCTAGGAGCTTGGTTAACTACTGATTCTGCATTAGAATCTATAAACAAGGGTATACCTTACATAATACCTGAGGAAATGCCTAGTAGCGAATCTAGCAATCCGATAACAAATTTTTTAAAAAATAATGTAACAGAACCTATACAAGGTTTAGGTGTAGCTATACAAAAAGCCGTAGGTGGTAAAGCTCCTGAAATGCTATTGAATCAAATAGGATTTGCACAAGGAGTACCATTTGCAGGAAATATAATTAATGCTTTAGCAGATGTAATGGCCCCGAAAACCAAAGAAGGTTGGTTAAAATATTTAAAAAACAATGGATACATTGACAGTAGGGGCAACCAATTAAAAGATTTCGACCCAACTAATTGGAATGGAGTAAGGAATGCATTAGATAATTTATTTAGAGTTCCTCCTGAAGATGATCAAGGAAACAGAGATTATAGTATTTCATTAGAAACAGAAAACCAAATGGCTGAAGCCATAAGAGGGGTATTAGTAAGTGATGCAGGAGTAGACCCTGATACTATCAAAGATATGAGTATAGATACCTTGACTGAATTGTCAGGGTATATTTCGAATTTTTTAACAGAAGATCAAATTACTAGCACTCCATCAGTTCAGGCTAATAAATCAGAATACGATAATTATTATAACGATGGAACTCAATCAAATACTGATTTTAGTTCAGAATTAAATCAAATAGAAACATGGGTTCAAGATCAAACAGTAGACCCTGCACAATGGTTTAGTAATTTAGGAATTAAACCTGAAGACTCAGTTGCTTTTGGTCAACAAGCAGGTGAAAGAATAGGTGGTTTTTTAAGCAATCACTATAATGATGTAGCAAATGGTGATGCAGCATGGGATAGTATAGGTTTTTATGGAAATAATGCTAATAAAAATTGGTATTCTTATCATAGAGATAATACGGATGAATATGTAAAACCTGTATTTAATGAATTAGCACAAAATCATATTATTTCAGAAACAGGATTGTTTCCTAATTCTAGTGACAATATTACAGGTCAAAATTCTTTATTTGGTTCTTTTAATGATGGTAGTGGTGGTAACCGGTATGAAATTATTGGAGGATACCAAACTGATGAATACGGTGATGCATCAAATTGGGCTAATGAAGGTAATTGGCAAGGTTATTACAGTAGTGATTTTTATAGTGATACTACAGGAGATGGATACGCTAACGATACTTCAAACATAGGTTCTGTTCCAGGGTTTACCCTAGGTGTACTTCCAAGTAGCGAAACACAAGGTAGTTCTGTATTACAGGCTATTGGTGTTACTGATACTAATGATTTTGGTTATATAAGTAATGCAGAAGGTAGAACAGTAGATAGTATTAATACTGCGTACAGAGATGGTTTGTCTAATTTAAGCGAACTGTATAATAGTGGACAAATTGATATAGATCAACTTACCCAAGCACAAAATGATTTAAGGTCAGTAAAAGATAGTACCCTTGCCGAAAAAAGAAGAGAACTAGAGTACGAAGATTGGGAAAATGCTACAGAAGAAGAGTTACAGGCATTAGCCGATGAGTACGGAATGGAGGCTGCTGAAGAAATATCAGGAAGAGATATTGATGGTAATGGAAGTATCAGCAATTCAGGAATGACGGAAAGTAATTATAATCGACAAAGACAATATGATCGTGATTACGAACAATACGGTGATTCTAATAAAGATAAAATACCTGATTACCCTGCTCCTGTTGGTACTCAAGACCAATATGGAAATACATATGGTTACAAAAATGGTCAATCAATAGTAGATTCAGATGGTGAAGGAGGATATACAAGACCAGGTAGTAGTATAAAATCTGACTTTCAAAACAGTTGGTTAAATAATGTAGAAAACAGAAATGTAACTGAATGGGAAGAAGTAAATCCGGGCAACTTTCAACCTAAATCTTTTAGAAATTATGGAGATGCACAGTCAGGATATGAGTACACATATGATCCTGAAACAGGATATACAACCATAGATTATGGTGGTACTACTGATTATACAGGTATAGATAAAGATGGAGACGGATATGCTGATGGATACGACACAGATGGTGATGGTATAGCTGATACATTTATTCAAGACAGACTATCAGGTTCTGACCAAACTGCCCAAGAATATTTAAACGAAGGTTACAATGTAAATTTTGTAGAAGATGATGGTACTTATACAGACGCTAGAACAGGTAAAACTAATCCTGATCCAATGCGTTTTGATTTTAGTGCAGAGGGCAATCTTTTTGAAGAGTCCACAGGCACGCAATATGGTTTAGCAGGAGACGGAACATATAAACCTTACAAAGGTGGATTACACCCTAAAGAAGTAGAAATGCTTGACTTAGGTTGGGTCGACAATGGTGATGGTACAATATCTAAGGGAGGTCAAAGTCCAGGAACGGCTAAAGTTAATTTAGGTGATAACACATTTGGTCAAGGAGAAATTGTAGATTATCACCCATACCCTGATACAGATGGTGATGGTCTTACAGATGATATAGATGACTTTCCAAATGATCCTAATGAACAAGAAGATCAAGACGGAGATGGCATAGGAGATAACTCTGATCCGTATCCATTAAATGAAGATGTTACAGATACTGATGGTGATGGTGTTTATGATGCATTTGATTTAGATAAGAACGATCCTGATAATGCTACTGATATATCAATAGATACAGATAATGATGGCACACCTGATTATGAAGATGAGTATCCTAATAACGAAGATATTAATGATTCAGACAATGATGGTGTTAATGATGCATTTGATGCTTTTCCTAATGACCCTACCGAGACTATAGACACAGATGGTGATGGTTATGGTGACAATCTAGATGATTTCCCCAACAATCCTAATGAATGGGAGGATTTAGATTTTGATGGGCTAGGAGATAACGAAGAAGATACATCTTTAGGAGATAAAGATAATGACGGTGTTGTAGATTTAGAAGATGCTTTTCCTAATGACCCTAATGAGTGGGAAGATGCAGATGGAGATGGATTAGGAGATAATGAAGCAGATAGTTTTCTTAATGATTTTGATAATGATGGTGTTATAGATTCAGAAGATCAAGATAAAGCAGACCCTAATAATACCACAAATACTAAAACCGATGAAGACGGTGATGGTATACCTGATTTTGTTGATTTATTTCCAAATGATGCAGACAACGATGGATATGAATCCGATGTAGATTTAGATGATAACGATAAAAACATTGGTGAAGATAAAGATGGTGACGGATATGACATTAATTCAGATGTTGATGATAATGATGCAAATGCAAATTTAGATACCGATGGAGATGGCGTAGCAGATGCTTACGATGATTTCCCAAATAATAAAAATTTCACAACTGACACAGATGGAGATGGTTATGCTGATAGTATAGACGATTTTCCAAATAATCCTAATGAACAAGAAGACCAAGATGGTGATGGTGTAGGTGATAATTCTGATGCGTTTCCTTTAGATGCAAATGAAACCATAGATACAGATGGAGATGGTTATGGAG